ATCTACTACTGCTACATTAGCATAACCAGCAATGACTCTATCTTTTCCTTTCTCTATGATTCTAGACTTTCCCATTAATTTAAATGGGATAGATTTTACATTTATGTTTAATTTCATTTTTAACCACTAAAATAATTCACTACTAACGTTGTTATTATACCGACTGTTCCAGCAAGGCTTGCAACTTTAACATATAATTCATTTTGTTTAGTCTTTACCTCTTTTAATTCCTTTTGTAGAGCTAAAATCTTGGTGTCTAATCTTTTCTCAGTTTCTTTTACCATTGCTTTATTCTCTGTGATCTCTTTATCCATATCAACTATAGCCTGAACTGTCTTACCACGCCACTCAGCAAGTTTTATCCAACGTTCGATGTCTTTAGCCATTAAAGTCACCAACAAGTACTATTATACCAGATATACCATTATATAACAACGGTATACATACTAGTTCAGATATTTCTCCAGTCAATGGACATTTGTATTCCGATGTTAATACCTGTTTTCTTTTATAAGTCTTTTTGATTGGACATTTATCACAAACCTTGTCACATAATTGAGTCTCCTTACAATGCATACCTATAAACTGATTTATGTCAGTATTGAAAGCTTTACCAGCATTTTTTATTATTGCTTTATTAAGAAATAGTATGTTCCCATCCTTATCTAAGATAGCTGAATACGTTACCAATCGATCAAGGAGATGAGTCAAAAATGCCCAATAAGGCCCTTGATTGTTACCTTTGACCTCTTCTGCCAATTCTTTAGTAAATAATCTTAGATCTTCTACTGATTTCATTTATAACTTTCTCTTCTTTGTTAATAACAAGTCTAGTTTTTCTAATTCTAATGTAATTTCTTTTAGATCGTCAAGATTCGCCATATCAAACCCCTTCTATTAAGGATAAGCCTCTTCTGCTGGAACAGTTATTCCTATAACCCAGGAATCTTCTAATATTTTCCACCCATGAGAAACTCCTGCTGGTATAAGAATACAATCTCCTTCCTCCAATATTCGATCCTCTTGTCCTTCAACGATTGCTTTTCCTTTTCCTTCGTAGAAAATTAAGTGTTCCTTTTCATCATCATGAATGTGCATGGGAAATTCAGCTCCTTTTGACAGGAATGCTCTTTGAACTGCAATCTTTCCATTATTAAATAATGAAAACCCATAACACTCTCCACCTTCAACATCATAAAATACATCAGCTACTTTTTCATCCACACTTTGAATTAAAGTAGCATCAAGTTCAATTGTCAAATCTTTTAATTCTTCTACAGATCTCATGATAATCTTTAGTATTAAGCCTTAGTCTTTGTTAAAACTTTACATCCAGCATTAGCATTAAATATACCAACACCAAATCTAATTCCAACTACAGCTCCAATCAAATCTTGGATAGGATCTTTGTAGCCTCTTATATTAATATCTTCTCTCATAGCTATAGCAGCATAATTATATGAATCGAATACCAATCCACCATAATGATTAGCTGCATCTGTTCCATCCCATTGATCTGTTATTCCAGTAGTATTACAATCAACTATGACTGATCTTAAGCCAAATATGTTATTTCCATTTAAGATATCACTTATACTTCCTTGGTCAAACATATATGCAAAATTTACAGGCTCAATCATCGCTGAATCAGCCATCCAACCATTCTCATCTACTGTTCCTTTTGCTCTTCCAAGTGGTTGTAAACCAGTATAAGTATCTATTGGATCAACAGAGTTGGTAGTACCATCTAATAGAGTACTCATTACCTCTCTATTAAGAGTATTCTCTAAGAGTGCACCAGCTCTTCTTATCTCTAATTCGATAATGTCAAACATAGAATCTTCTATAAGTTCATTTGTTATATTAGGTCTTATAGCAGCTTTCTTAGTAGAAATATCAGTTTTACTGTAAGTATTTGACATCTGTGGAATTTTAGCTCCTTCTCCAACGTAATCAACGTATTGTCCAGATGGACTAGAACCGTATATTACTCTACAAGTATTACTATTTGTATTAATAGTAGGGATAACTAATCTTGTACTTCTACGAGATTCTGCTCCTTCTACGAGTGCTCCAATAACTTCTCTCTTTACAAGATCAGCTGACTCATTGGTCTCTCCTAGAAGAAGAGTTTTCATGTCTTCTGGGAATGAATAACTGTTAAGAATCTTCTGTTGTTTTGTAGAACCACCTAAGTGGTATTCCATTATATTTGTTAATCTACTCATCTTAATCTCTCGTTTTGCTTTATTTATTTACATACATTTAACATTTCATTTTTAAATCTTTAATAATAGCTTTGATTTCTTTCAAAGCCTTGTTAACTTGAATAGCTCTACCTTGTTTGGCAGCCTTTGCTTTAGCTCGTTTGCTTCCAGTTTTGTCTCCAGGTGTATAGGTGTAACATTTTCCTTCTTTACCCCATCTCCAACCTGGCTGTCCTTCTTTTTTACATTTTTGAACTGGCATTTTGGTCAATTTTTATTTATATGACATATAAAATGTTCACCAGTCTCACGTCGGTTATACTTAACTCGTATTCTACCACCGTATATGGTTTTAACTATGTAAAGCATTCTACCCCAAGATTCTCTAGTTACTAAGTCTAAATGGTCTCTGAATACTACACAAGCTGAACCGTCTTCTCCTTCATAGATTACATATTCAGCTGTTTGAATTTTGTTTTTATCATCGGGATATATTAACTTCCCTGGTGTTTTAGCTTCTATGAATATCTTGCATCTTTCACATCCAAGAATCCATAAGGGTTTATCTTTACTCATTTGTATCACAACATTTTAAGTTTTCTACCGTTACCAAATCTTAAGTTATCTTGTGTCTTGAGGTTCATATTCCACTTACAATTATCACAACCGATTCCATAATTAGAACAATATCCTGCATGAGGACATTGTACTGTATTAGGTTTCTTTTTCATATTAATCCTCTGATGCAACTCTCTGATATCTTGGTCCATCTGACCTAATATAGGTATTTTCATCTGCTGGATGTGATACAACTGCTGCACCAATAAATGTAATATCAGTTGCATAGTTTTTTCTATCATCATAATTATATTGATCATTAGAAAATAATTCAACAGATAACCAATTTATTAATCCTGCATCTATGAGATTTATGGTATCTCTTGCATTCTCTGTTATTGGGTAGATATACAAATCTCCCATAACACAACCTTTATCTTCTCTAGGATTTTGTATATATCCTATTCTATCAAGTGTGGCCCAAGAGTGATCAACATTAAGAAAATTACTTTTCCAATTAGGTGCTGATCTAATTAATTCTTGTGGAGTATAAACAGTTGGAGTACGTGAAGATGCATCAGTCCATTCTCCTGGAGTCAAAAGTCTTGTACTTCTATATACTCTAGGAGCTTTTGGTCCTTTTCCTATCTCTTTTGACCCATACTCAAGTTTATTACATAACTTATGTTTGGTATACTCTTTATTCATAATTACTATCTCTTAGTTCATTTAATTCTTCACTTAAAGCATCAACTAAAGCATATAAATCTTTTATATCTTTCTTTAGTCTTGCATTCTCTTTCTCTTGGTCTGACGGTTTCTCTTCTTTAGGTTTCTCTTCTTTCGTAGATCCACCTTCTTGTTCACCTTTTCCTGGACCTTCTTCATATTTAGAAGACCAATCAAGAGTGTCACCATCTTCTACTGGATCAAAATCAAATTTAGCTCTAACTTCATTTATAGAGAATGGCTTTCTTCCTTCTGGAAATCCTCTAAATAAGTTACCCATCCATTTGGATTTAACAGCTTCATCGGAATCAGTAACAGAATTATATCTGAATCTGACTACTCCCTCTTTATCTGTATCTGTAACTCCTAGATAATCATTTACCAGTTCTCTAACCATTAATTCTGACATTTTATGTTGTAAAGACTTAATCATTCTTTCATACATAATTTCTTTGACTTTTGATGTTGCTTCTGTAGATCCTCTTCCAAGACCAAGTGCTTCTTCTGGACACAAAAGACCAATAACTAACTGTGTTTGGAAATAATTATAATATTGTTCTACACCTTGTATACCTTTCTGATCTATTTCTTCAATTGTAATAGATCCAGGAACAATAAATTCATTATTTGCTGTTATATCTTCTAATTTAGATCTTATTGCTGTGAATACATCATCATCTGGAATCTCATCTGGAGTTCCAACAGTTACAACGTATTTACCTGTACCGTGTCTAATAATAGCATTTGCAATTGAATCATCCACGACTAATTTTCTATTAAGGACTATTCTTGACGGTTCTATTAAAGATATTCCATATGGTGAACTTGGACTATTAAAGAATTTAAGATGAATTATATCTTCTTTCTTAATCTCTGGTCCTAATTGACCTTGAATCTTTTGTTGGTAAGATTCAACTCTTCCAAATTCGTCTGTGTTAATTTGTACAGTTATTGGATCTACTGTCTTAAGAGCAACAATCTCTTTTCCAGATCTAACCTTCTCAATGAATGCATCACCAAATACAAGAGCATATACTACATTATCTAACATGATTCCATCAAAATCTATTGATGATAAGAACTTTTTAACTTCTTCTTTTTTCTTCTCATCTTCAGATATAAGATGATATCCTGTCATTACTGCATTCCAAGCTGTAGTTTGTATAGATGCAAATACAGTTCCATCTGTTTTGTAATTATTCCAGTAAGCTTTTAGTAAGGCATCAGATCTTCCTCCTCCACCACCACTAAAGCCACCAGCTTTACCACTAGAGATAACTGTTTTTGGTTTTCCATCTTTTGTGTAATACTTTAAGGAAGGATTTAACATTAATCGGAATCTATTCCTTACGTCTCTTATAACTCCCACTTACATCACTCCTACATATTATTCATTTACTTTCTTTTTACCAGATAATTTTATACTTATTGTGGTAACAAATCTTTTATCATAAGATTCTGAACCAACTTCAATTTTATATTTAGAATCATCTAAGTATTCTCTAATCATTATCGCAAGTATATCAAGTGCTTTCTTAACATGATTTCCTCTTGCTATTAAGATTATTTCATCATGCTGACTCAAAGCAACAAAACATGCAGATACATAATTAGGAATCTCTGACAACCCAATAAATACTTTATCATCTACTTTCTTATTAGTCATACCGTTTCCTCTATACTTTTATTACATTCCAATTTTTTACCTTTTTTACTTTTGGCTTACGATCAGACTTTCTTGCATAGATTAGATTTGGAACTCTACTCCAATCAAGCTTCTTTTCTCCACCGAAATTTGCTGCTTCTAAAGCGAAGCAAATAGAGTCTATTGAATCGTCATGGGCTCCCCTTGGGAACATTGTAAGTTCATCAGCATAGTATTCATATGCTGAATCCATAAATACCCTATTTTGTTCGAACAATACCGATAATCGTTGTACACGAGACATTCTATCATTTACGATAGAAGGTTTAACTGGAACGATTGGTAGACTAGGATTTTTCTCAATCAAGTGATCTACAATAGACTTCTGTTGTGCTGCAGAGTCAATACCTATTTTTCTAGGTCTCCATCTTTGATCCATCCAGAGGATCTTTCTAAATTGTTCTGACATTGTCAGATGACCTCTAAAAGAATCCACAACATAGACCTTCCCATCCTTTACAGCTATTACACTTATTGTAAAGTAGTCAGCTTCATCTCCAGATGATGCTAGATCTATCCCCATATAAACCTTGTAAGGTTGCTCTGGGAATACATATTCATCATAAGATCTTGTAATCCAATCCCATTTAATTATAGCATCTTCATCTGAGACTACTTCATTTTGATACTGCATATAAAAACCTGCAGTACCTACTTCATTTTTTACTTCCATTAATTTCTGAAATGTCCATCTTTCTGGCCATAGAACTTCCCCTTTTTCTTCATCTAAGATAGCTACATATCTCTTGTTTGTATATCTATCTTGCTTTTGAAAGTAGCTATGTATATCTAATTCATGCCATTTAGTTCCTATGGAAATAATTTTTCCATCAGGTTCTAGCATAGGAAGTAAAGTCATATTGTACCAATTGACTAAGTCTCTACGTCTGTGTTCAGTTCTAG